TTAAAGTATAGCCAGTTCTTAAATATCAGACAATTATGTATCACAATCAAGCAAGTTCTAAGACTAGCTTCAGATACTTATAGATATGATCCAAATTCTGATGAATTATTTATTAATTTCAAGAGTTTAATTACTCCAACATTAGATTTAATGAAATCAGATAATGGTATTGAAGATTATCGATTCACTAAGATTAAGCATTCTAGAAAAGCATTATTAATGACTAAGTTAAGAATTGTTCCAATTGAAGCAGTTGAAGACTTTGATATTAGTGTATTCTTAGAAGAGTCATTAAGTGGAATTGTAATGTCTGCTGATGAAGAAGAATAATAAAGGAGAGTAGATTATGGCTAAAACATACGATGCAAGTTTAAATGCTAATCATATCAGTAATAGTTTACATGCTTATGAAGCTGCAAGAAGCGGATTCTTCGCTCTTCTACTTCCAGAAGCTGAGTTCCGTAATTTAATTAGACCTGATATCGATCCAGATACAGTAAAAGACGAAAACGGAAATATCACAGATCCTACCGCACTTTTAGATTCAAAGTTAGCTACTCAATATATTAAATTAAATGTTACAAGAGTAAAACTACCTTCTCATACAATTGCTCAACACAATTTTAGAAGAGGAAACCATGTTGTAAAATATGGTGGAGTACCTACATTCAACGATGGTAACATCGTAGTAGATGATATTGTTGGATTAGATACAAAATCTATTCTATATGCATGATGGTATCTTGTATACAACCCAATTAATAAAAAGGGTGGTAGAATGAGTGAATACAAGAAAGATCTTACTTTAATTGAATACACTCAAGACTATGTTCCAATTAGAACTTGGGATTTAAAAGGATGCTTCATTCTAAATATCGATGAGTCAGAATTCGATAAAGAAAACGATGCTCCAAGAAAGTTAACTATTAACTTATCAGTTGACTGGAGTGAACAACACTTAGACCAATCTGAGACAAGTATTTGGGTTCAAGGCGAAATCGCAGATCTTGAAGGTGAAACAACCGAATCTGGTGAATAAAAAATAAAAAAGAGCGAATGCTCTTTTTTTTTATTTAATAAATTTATTAAATATATTTGCTAAATTAACTGTAATTAATTTTATTACTAAGTGAAAGGAAACATTTTATGGGCAGAAAGAAAGTAGACCGTAGTGATAAAATAATGCAAACTTTCGAAGTAACCAAGCCTCTGAAGAGACGTCTTGAGACGATAGCCGCGTCCCGAGGTATAACAGTATCTGCTTTGATCAGAGAAATTTTGGAAAATTACTTAGAAGAAAGAATATTTGTAGAAAATTTTAATTGAAAGGAAAAAAATTAACTATGGCAGAAAGAAACGAAAAGTATACTATCGCAGAATGTGCAGAATTACCTTCTAAGGGATTAGTTTATGAAGAAAAAGTTAATCCATTAGTAGAATTAAGAAGCATGACTGCAAGAGACGAAATGAAGCGTCTTGCACCAAGTCCTTCTAAATTTAAAGTATTATCAGATATTATTGAAGGATGCATGGTAGAAAAACCAGCAGTACACGTATATGACATGTGTTTAGGTGATTATCAATATTTACTACATAAATTAAGAATTATTACTTATGGACCTGAATACAAAATGTTAGTTCAATGTCAAAGCTGTGAACATGTGTTTGAAGCAACAACTAATCTAGAGCAATTAGCAATCAAAGAGTTTGACCAAGAGAAGTTTAATGCATTACAAACATTTGAATTACCAATTTCTAGAAGTGTTATTAAAATTAAGATGCAAACTCCTAGACTTTTAGATCAAATTGATTCAAAGGTTAAGACACTACAAAGACAAGTTAAAGTTCAAGACATTGATTTTAATACATTTGCAACTTTAATGCTTTGTATTGAAAGCGTTGATGGTGAAGAACTAGAGCCAATGAAGTTAGAGAATTTTATTAATAGACTTCCTGCTCGTGATATGCAAAAGATTTTACAAAATATTGATGAACTATCTGAGACTGTTGGATTAGACCAATCATTAATTGTAGATTGTCCAAACTGTCACGGAGAAGTAAAGACATTTTTTCGCTTTGGACCAGAATTTTTTAGACCCACTACGATCTAAAAAACAAGGAGTTCCATACTCAGAATTTAGATTTAAAGAATTAGTAAAGGAATGCTGATATATTAGTAGTAGATTAAATACTAGTTATTCAGACGTTCTAGATTTAAGTTATACCGAGCGTGTCTTACTTATCGGATTTATAAATGATCAAGATAAGGCAACAAAGAAATTAATTGATGAAAAGAATCAAGAGCTTCAAAACTTAACTAAGAACGAAAATTAGTTCTTAAAGGAGATTATTTATGGCTGAAATGAAAACAGTTGATATAAATAGTTCAAGCAACTCTTTTGATATTTCAAAAGATACTCCATCTATGATCAGTGGAATGAAGGATCTTTTGGACGTTTTAGAAGAAGTCGATAAAAAAATGAATGATTCGTACGACAAACAAGTCGAACGAATTATTAATTTATATAAGAAGTCTGGACAAAATGCAGAACAAATTTATAAGATGCAAATTGCTCACTCTCAACAACTTTATCAAAAGCAAGTCAAAGAGATGCACGATCAAATTGAAGCCAAGTATAAAGAAGAAGTTGAGTTATTAATTAAATTAGATAAAAAAGAACAAGAACTTCGTAAAAAAGCTCTTGAAAAAAGAAAAAAAGATGAAATAAAACAACTTGAAGAACTTGCTAAAGCCGAAGCGGCTGCAAGAGAAAAACAAGCTGAGGAAGACAGAAAGAATGCTAAGAAGCAACTTCGAGATGACCTCCATCGACAAGCTAGTACTGCTTTTAGTTTAAATGCAAGCGGCCAAGCTCGTAAAGAAGCTTGACAAGAAATGCTTACTAGAAGAGAAAACGAGTCTAACAAAGAAATGATGGAGAGACTATCTGAACAGCTTACTAGTGGACTTGCTGATTTAGCATTATCTTTAAAAACTACTATCGATAGAGTCGGATTGACTCAATCAAAGATTGATACTAGATTACAAGGTTCAAAAAAATCTAGATTAATGGGTTCTTACTGAACAGCTATGGACTGAAAAGTTCAAGGAGCTGCCGGTATTTCTCCATTTATCAAGCAAGAAACTCTAGTAAATCAAATCGAAAATATGGTTAGTCAAGGTATCGCATTTAATGTTGAACAAAGAGCTACATTAGCAACAATGTCAGAAAAGATTGCTTCTACATTTAATGCTACACACGCAACTTTATTAAGATTAGTTCGTATCCAACAAGAAGATACTACTGCAGCAAGATTAGGTATGGAATCTGCTTTAAATAGTTTCTTAAATAATATGTATGAAACTTCAGAATATTTAAAAGGAGTTTCAGAAAGCGTTAAATCTTCATTAGAAGATGCAATGTCATTGATGTCTGGTGAGAACGCATTATCATTTGAATATCAAGTTCAAAAATGGTTAGGTTCTATGTACTCTGTTGGTATGTCTCAAAGTTCAGTTAATAGTTTATCAACTGCTTTAGGACAAATTGCTTCTGGTAAGATCGAAGCTCTTACAAATGGAGGCAGTGGTAACTTAATCGTTATGGCAGCATCAAATGCTGGTTTAGATTTAGGTAGTATTTTAAAAAATGGTTTAAATGACTCGACAACTAACTCGTTATTAGATGCAGCAGTAGGATATTTAGGAAATATTTATAATCAAACAAAAGAAAATAAAGTAGTTCAACAACAAATGGCATCTGTTTTCGGAATGACCGCAGCAGATTTGAAATCAATTTCAAATTTAATGAAGTCTAGAACAAATATTTCTGAAAATGGATTAACTTATGCTACTGCTATGGGACAATTAAAAGCTATGGCAAACTCAATGGATTCAAGAGTTAGTATGGGTGAAAAATTATCTAATATGTGGTCTAATGTTCAATATGGTATGGGAGCCGGTATAGCTTCAAATCCAGCATTATACGCAATATATAAGATGGGATCATTATTAAAGCAAACTACTGGTGGTATCGATATTCCTCTTCCATTAGTTATGGGTTCAGGTCTTAACTATAAATTAAATGTTGCAGACTTAATGTTAGTCGGAGCAATGTCTGGTGGTGTTATGTCAGCCTTAGCTAAGACGCTTGTTGGTTTAACCGGTGGCGTTGGAGCCGGCGGTACCGGAATATTAAAACGTATGGGTGTAGATTTCAGTGGATCTTCTGATTACGTTGTTAGAGGAACTGGAAGTAATTTAATAACTAAAAATTCATCTAATGGATTTGATACTTCTAACTCTGGTTATGGTGCACAAGGTGATGGTGAAGGTATTAAGGATTCAATTCTTACTTCTGAGACCGATAAAGCAAACCAAACTACAGCAGACGCCGTTGATTCTTCAGATGAAATTCAATTGAAAGATGTTAACACTAGTATATTAGATATTCTTGATGTATTAAGAAGCGTATTGAGTGGAAGCGGATCTAGATCAATCTCAGTATCAATAGATTCTGGTTCACCATTCGGTTACTACGGAAGCGGAAGAGGAGGAAATTAATATGATTAAATTTAATTCAGATAACATTTTCGTCGGATATTTAAAACAATTATTAAATAATTTCAATCTTCCAAAATTAAGAGTATATACTAAAGAGCAAAAAGAGTATGCAGAAAATCGTCGTAATTCAATCGCAGAACTTAGAGAAAAAATCAAAGACTTAAGATTAAAATATCATACGACTTCTGATAATTCTTTAAAGAAATATTATAGAACACAAGAAAATCTAGCGTATTCTCAATTAACTAAGCTTTTAGATACTCCAGAAGAGAAGAATGTATTAGGAACTGTTGTATTAAATGACTATACGACTTACGCTAAAGAAATAATTAGCGGAAAACCTGATATAACTTATCCAAATAAGATGACTTATATTCCTTATATTAAAGATGATGTTATTCAATATTATATTATTGATGTAGATCAAGCAAACGAGAATGTAATGTCAAGTGGTCATTGAATTGAAAGACACGGACAGTTAGGCGCAGCTCATGATAGAACACATGGACCTAAAGAAGATGGATTATATAGTAGAAGATACTATGTATATGGACAAAAAATCTTAAATTTAACTAAAAATTTAAAAATAGATAATAACTTATACGATTCATATACGCATGAGTACTTAGGTGATTATTTAAGATTCCAAAGAGATTATAACAATTTAGACTTAATGTCATTATATAATTGTTTTAGTAATCGTGTATGTTCTCAATTAGACTATTCGTTCTATGTTGGAGGCGGATTCAAAGCTACATTTAATACAAGAGATACTAATTTTAAAATATATATGCTACCAGTAAAGTTATTTAAAGAGTATACTATTGCTCTTGAATGTAATTCTGATGTAGAATTATGTTGCGGAGTATACGGAGCATATCAAAATACAAGCGAAAGATTTATTAATCTTCCAAGACAAACTTATAAATGATTTAGTAATATGAATTTTAATTCTCCAAAATTATATTCAGAATTACTAAATTTAAGTGATATAGATTTAGTCGAATTAGCTCAAAATGAGCCAGATTTAAAATTATTTATTAAAATTCCAGCAAACGCTAAGACTTCAATCGTAGTTTTAGAAGGAAATTACTTAAATTATAATGACGAGTATTTAACTTGTGATAAAAATGGTAAATTTGTTAGAGGAAGTAACACTTCAGTAATTAATTATGAATTATTAAATGAAGAAGATCCAGAAGTTAAATTAATTTCACCATTGCAATTACTTAAATTAAATACTGGAACTCAAATGCCATTCGCAGATCGTTTGATGGAGTATCTAGTTGGCAATGCAGTAACTCATGAAGATGAAATATCTGATGATACTAGTAGAGTTCAATACGTTCTAGACAAATATATTTCATCAATTAATGAGGCAGAGTCCCATAGTCAATTAAAAACATTCATTCTAGACCAAACAGGTTTATGAACAAATAAATTAAATATCTTATTATATGATTATATAATTAATCATAATAATTCTTCACAAATAAATCAAGATATATTAGGTTATTGTGATAAGGATGTAGAAAAATACGTCCATTATGTTAACCCAAATACTAAAGAGCCAACTTCTATTTCAAAAGTTGATATATATTTAGATAAGGATGGTAAACATACATATGAATAATAATACAGATATTAAGCCATTAAATAATAATTACATTTATATTTCACATTTAGACGAAGGTCTACAATATTGGAAACTTCCAAGCTGACCTGATCAGATCAGTGATAGAATGGGTTCAACATTTACTCAAACTACTGCTTTAGGTAGAACTGCTCCAGTTTATACCTTCAGTCATTCAGGACCAAGAGTTGTTCAAATATCAATTCCATTACATAGAGATATAATGGATGAAGTAAATGGACTAGAAGGATTCAATGGACAAATAAGCGATATGAATCCAGCTCTAGGTAAAGGTGAAGACTATGTTGATAATTTAATCAATGCGCTTCGAGCCATCGCAGTTCCAAAATATAATTTAAATAATAAATTAGTTGAACCTCCTCTAGTAGCACTTAGAATTAGTAACGAAATCTTTATTAAAGGAATCGTTTCTGGAGAAATAGGTATTACATTTGAAAAACCAATTCTATCAAATGGAAAATATGCAAAAGTAGATTTATCATTACAAATTTCAGAAGTAGATCCGTACGATGCAACTTCTGTTTATAAGAATGGTGGATTTAGAGGCGTTGTTGGAACATTTAGAGGAACAATGAATGCAGACGGAAAGTCTTACAACAAGATGGGATTCCTTGAAGAAGACTAGTAGGAGAACTATATGGACACTTTAAAAGATAAACAATTTGCAACATTTGATTATATTTCAAGATATACATCAGTTCCATTCTACTATGATACCTTAGCTGATAGATATGTCTATGGAATTGGTGCTAATATGTCCAAAGATACTGAATGAACCTTACATAAAGTAACTCAAACAGATAATTTAGACAAGTTAGCATTAAAATACTATAATAATCCATCATATTGATGAGTAATTGCTTACTTTAATGACATCCAGGATGCTTTTGTTAAGTTATCTGATAAATATACAACCTTAAAGATTCCGTCAATTTCTCAAGTGAGTTTCGAAACCAGTAGATAATAATTTATTTTAGAAAGGAGCCTTATATATGGCTTGAAAAGACCAACGATATTCTTTGATGTCATCGGCAGCTAGAATACAAGTACCTTGAATTAAAGTAAATATTGGTATTTATACTTTCGGTGTTTTTAGCAGAAGAGCTTCTGATAAAAATGCTAAAGACGAATACGGAAATTATTATACTACTTATAACGTTCAATATCCAAATTATGTACAGAGTCTTGAAATTACTAAAATTAATGGACAATTTAATCAATATACATTAACATTAGTATATCCAGTAACAGTTAATGATGATCCAAACTTCATGGATAAAGTTTTATCTAGTGTAAGTAAAACTCGTAAAATAATCTTGAGTTATGGTGATATGAGTATGCCATCTTACATTTATAAAAATGAAGAGGCTATTATTACTAAAGTTCAAAAGCAGATTAATATTCAAACGTCTGTTATTACTTTCATTATTAATGCAGTTTCATCTGCTTCATTAAATACTGGAGGAAGTTTTACTTTCCCTGGCGGAAAAATTAAGCCTAGTGATAGAATAAAAAGTATTTTTAATAATAAAAAATACAAATTACAATCTTTATTTACCGGAATGAATTCAACAAATCTTAATTTACTAATTGAAGGTGACGACATGGAAGTAAATGTTGTTACTAAAACAAATATTTCAGCGATTGATTATATTAGATACTTAGTTAGTTGCATGACACCAGCAAGTGGAACTATTTCGCAATCAACAAAATCTGATTTGTATGTATTAACTATGCACGATGATGCAGTTTATGAAGAGTCATCTGTTCAAGATTTAGAAATTCGTGGTCCATACTTCAGAGTTGAAAGAGTTTCTAAAACTAAAGAACATTCAGATGCATTTGAAATTGATATTGGTGTAGGTAATACTGGAACAATTGTTACAGCCTTTTCAATTACAGATAATCAGAACTATTCATTATTATATGATTATAATAAGAGAATGGATGAGCAAAATTACGTAAGAAGAATCGATTCTAATGGACAAATGCAAGAAATTTATTCTCCAGCGATGTTCTCAAAGACAAGTGATCATTTAGCTCGTACTGAAGATTTAAATTGATGGACTCAAGTTACTCAATATCCGATAAAAGCTTCAATTACTGTTCAAGGTTTATTACGTCCAGCAGTATTAATGAGTTATATTAGAATAAATATAATTTTCCCAGGCGGACATAAATACATGGATTCAGGACTATATTTAGTAACAAATCAAGTCGATCGTGTAGACGGTCAAAACGGATATAAAACAACTTTAACACTTTTAAGAGTCGGTGGAGACACTGATCCAAATCTATAAGAGAGTATTTTTACTCTCTTTTTTAATTTTTATTTTTATTAAAAATATTTTGAAAAAGACGGCTAAATTATATATAAAATTGAGAATTATTGGAGAATATTTGTATGAGAAGCATAAAATTTCCAGATATGTTTAATTCAAATAGCACTCAAGTTTGAAAAAGTTCAGAACAAAGTGAGGCTACAAAACAAAATATTGCCTTAACTCTTAAAAGTGAACGTGGAGAATTATTTGGTGATCCATATTTTGGTTTATTATTAGACAATTTAAGATACGAACCAAATAATTATATATTAAAAGATCGTCTTATTGATATAATCTATACTCAGCTAGCACAATTAGTTCCTCAGATTTATGTTAAGAGAGAAGATATTCACATAGATCGTTCAAAAGGACAAAAAGGACAACTGTATTGCTGATTTAAAGCATTAAATAAGTTAGATTACACAATAAATAATTATAAATTAGCTTTAATTGAAACAAATAGCGCAAAGTAGAAAAGGAGCGACTTCATGATTACAAATAATGAACTAGAAACAATAAAATTATCACCTACAAAGAAAGATTTTTATCAGATTTGAAATGAACTTTTAGATTTAGCTGACAAGCTTTCATTTAGATGATCTCCATCTTCAACAAATGAAGCTGATCCAGGTGTAGTTTTATTGAAAGTCTTAACTGCAGCTGCAGATAAATTAAGTTATAATATTGACAAGAATATTTTAGAAGCATTCATGCCAACAGCTGCTCAAGTAGACTCTATGCGTAAATTATGCGATTTAATGGGATACTCTATGAAATATTATAGAGGAGCAACTTGTAAAGTAACTATTTCATACAAAAATTCAAATGAAGATTCAATTTCATCTTATACAAGTGGAATTTATTTTCCAAAGTTTGTTAATTTAAAAGATATTGATAATGAGGTAAATTACGTTACACTAGAATCTTTTACATTACAGGAAGGAATTACATCTCGTACCGTAGATGCAATGGAAGGTGAATTAGTTGAGTGTGAAACTGATAATGATAATATTATTACATTAAACTATTTAGACGATAATCATCGTTACTTCTTACCAGAAACAAATATCGCTGAAAATGGTGTATTTATTTTTAATGTTAAAGATAATGTTGAATCTGAAGAATGAGCACCAACAGATAATTTAAATACTGAAATTTTAGGTTCAAGAGTATTTAAATTTGGATATGATTCAAACCAAAAATTACCATTTATCCAATTTCCAGATGATATTAGTAATTTAATTGAAGACGGATTAAAAATTAAATATATAAGAACAAACGGAGTTACTGGAAATATTGCAGCTTCAACTTTAACTCAATTAGAAGTTCCAGCTCTTTGGGCAACTGCAGATGAAGACGTTTATGGAAATATTAGTTCACTTACTGCAGATAACTTCAGCGTAACAAATATAACTGCAGCAGTTAATGGTTCTAATCCAGAATCAATTAATTCTGCTTATAATAATTTTAAAAAGACTATCGGAACATTCGATACATTAGTTACTTGTAGAGATTACATGAATAAAATCTATCAATTAACAATGAGTGACGCAGATACTACTCCATTAGTTTCTAATGTTGTAGTTTCAGATATCAGAGATGATATTAATAGAGCTGTTAAATTATGTTCATTCAATGATTCTGGTATATGTTATATTGATACATCTTTAAAGAACGGTAGCTCTGATGTAATTAATAAATTTGACTTATTATTATATCCATTTACAACTGTAAGAGGTTTACAAACTCAATCAGAATACGAAAATTCATTCAAGCAAGATTCTAGTAATGTTAGTTTAATTTTAAGTAAGATTGAAGAAAATAAATCTTTAGCTCATAATATTATAACTCCAGCAGATTCTGGATTAGCTCCTTCAGAAATTTTTTGTATTAAAGTTTATTTAAGACTTAATGCAAAAATTATTACAACAAGAAAAGTTACTTATGTTGAAGAGCAAAATATTATTGATAATGTTAAGACAAGTATTTTTACAAATTTCAACGCACGTCAAGTTGATTTAGGTGAAGAAATTTCATACAATGAAATTCTTGATACAATCAAAAATGCAGACTCTTTAATTAAAGAAGTTATTCTAGATGAACCAACTACTTATGCTGCTTTATGTAAAATAAATAATAAAGAAGTTAATCTTGGTGACGAAGAATTATTATCAAATAATATTGCTTCCGACGATTTTACTAATATCAACGACGAAGGAAAAGTATTCCATAACAAGTTAGCTTTAAGAAACGTCTTAGGTGGAAGAATTTCGGCTTTTAATTATAATAATGAATTTGCAAATACTTATGATGAAACAACTCCGCTATATCAAGTAGAACGCGGTACAGTTACAGTTGATCCAGTAACTGGAGAAGATGTTTTTTCATGAGACGGATCCGCAGCTGATAGTGATGAAATATATTTTGGACGTCCTTCATCTGATTATGTTCCAGGAAGTTCCGCTCTTAGAAATTCATTCTACGTAGAGAAAGCTATTTCAGAAGTATCTATTAGAAGCTTAGACGAATCAGAAAACGGAAAGCCATTTGTATTAAGAGAAAATGAAATAATTCAATTTAAAGCCCCAAATTTAAAAACCACATTTACTTATCCTGCATATGTAAATTACTTTATAAAATTAAATGTATCAGACACTTCAACAGAGAATTCTGCTGCAGTAATGAAAACTATTAAAACTTTCTTAATTGAACATAAAGATTGAGTTGCTAATGCACTTCAACAAAATACTATTAAAATTAATGCTGAATACTTCTCTGGTATAAGAAGTTTTGGAACTGGAGACGATGAATCAAATATTAGTTCAGATATTAATGATTATGGAATAGTTGTTTATAATGGACGTGTAGCTGGAGAAGAAGGTTGGACTTCGGAGACTCAATGAAAAGCTCTTAGTGGTAGTCAACGCAAACCTGCTTCTGAACCTTCAGCTGGTTATTACTACATAGCATTAGATTCTAGCAGCTTTGTTCAATTCTTATACGATATTGTAGATAAAGCTAAACTTGCTTCTGAAACTACTTACTATGACAGAAACTTCTATAGATCAAATGGAGGTTCAGTAAGTAACGTTCCAGGATATTTAATCGATTAAAATAGAGTTA